ACCAATAATAAACCACGTTGACCCAATAGTAGATAAGTACAAGGTGTCTGGCGACAAAGCGATCCACCCAATAAGCACTACCGCCCCGACTCTCCATGTATTCCAGATGTTCTGTCTCGTTAAGTGTTTGAGCAAAATGTTCCTCCATCAGATAGATGTGTTCTGGACCACGCAAACCCATGGATTCGCGTAAATGTAATACGCTTAAAAACGCAAAATAGGGTGCCCGAGCAATCTCCTCAAGCACCCAAAATCTTTGATAATCTCTTCCTTGATACAGGAAGTCGATGATTGCAATTGTTAGCGTTAAGACTGATCTGTTGAACTGCTCCATACAATTTGATGAGCAAGTTTGTCTCTCAAAGCGTTAATACGCTCTTCATCATATCGTTTAAAATTACCTCTCTTATCTACTTTTTTATAGTAGTGAAGAGCATTAAGAATTATTGTATAATCCTCAATATCTATATCAATCTTCATCACATTCCATTTGCATTGTTGCGATTTCCCCACCTATCTCAGCACCAGTATCTTGTCCTAACATTACTGCCCAACCAGATAACAACCAACCAACATAAGGTATACCAGTAAAGATAGGAGCAACACCTGCTCCAACACTAGCACCTACCATTTTTCCTGTAGATTCGCCAGCGCCCTCCGCTTTGAGACATTCTGCGTTTTGGGCACTCAACTTTCCCACTTCACCACCTCGGAGATGTCTTGCTCCGTCCATAGTGTACTCTTCTGTTTTTCTAATTACTGAGTTGCCACCGATTCCAAAGAAACCATTGTTTTTATCAATATCAGTATGAACACCAAGTACCTTTGGATCGTTAGCATTATACTGAATCCTATATCCATCCTCACCTGCCTCTACAGTATAAGATGTATAATCTCCCACGGGAAGATTGATAATGGGAAGTTTCTTATGATTCATTAAGTGTCCCAACACACCAATATGAGCAACACCGAACAGTGTTCCTACTGTCAGCGCCGCCCACTTAAATGGTGATCGTTGGTTATACATGATTACATCTTGTAAGTTTCATCAGACTTTGGAGGTGTCTGAGTTGTTATTTTAATTGGTGCCTGCTCAATACGAATTGTTTGTGCAGGTGCCGTTTGTGCAGCAGCAGCAATTAATCTCTCCAAATCTGCCTTTGTAATTCCACCACCGCCTGCAGCACCAGCGGCACCTGCACCATTCTGCATCTTCATGGTGCCATCATTAGATTTCTTTGCCGTCTGAACCCCGAACGTGGCTAAAACTCCAGTGAACACGGAAGCTATGAAAGTTGGGTCAAGTTTTTGTTCGGGAATTCCAAGAGCAGCAGGAAGTTTAATATATGCCAGAGTAAGAATACCACCAGACCAGACAAGGATACCAAGACGGACCATTGTACTGATTGCTTCTAACTGACTTTCGCTGTCAGCAGCTGCTTCTTTCATCTTACCAAAGAAACCTTTTTTCTTTTCTTTAGTTTCTTCCTTTTTTACTTCTTCTGACATGTGGTGAAGGCATGGCAGCTTTATTTAGCGATATAATTATTCTCCTGCAACCATTGACGTGTTAAAGGTGTTGGAGTATACACTTCCCACATTTTACCAGCAGCACATGCTTCGAGTGCGTGCATGGTCATATCTGCCGTCTTTCCTGCCCAGGTTGCTTCTTTCTCCCAGGGAATAGCATGAGGCATACTTGCATATGTCCTGCGTGCCATCTCTGCCCACATCTCAGGGACATCTTCCTCATTATGAATAATGGCAATCATATTATTTTCAATAGTCCCTGCCATACAATCTTGAGCAGCGTGCCATCCTTCATGACGCATCACACTCATGAGTGTATGAGGACGACTCATAAAAGTCCTATTCAAGAAAAAATTATTTCCTACGGTATGATAGACTCCACGATGACCAACTGGAAAATATTTTTGGTCTGCTAGAAACACGTTAACTCCGATTTTATTGAGAGCAACGAGCATTCCGTTGAACTCGTCAGCAATAACATCAAAATTACTATCGGGATAAGCGTCAGCAAGAGTGTCAATACTTTTGACTGGATAAACATCTTTAGTGCATTCGCGCAATAGCATACATCCCATGGCATCCATAGTAAAATAACCTTTCGTTATCTTACCTTCATCTGCTATGGCAGCATTACTATTTAACGCAAGAACACTCAATAATGATAAAATAATTTTTTTCATGGTAAATTAGCGAGGAAATTGATTTTGACCAGTACCAGAATTCCAACCACCAGGTCCAGATTGGAAGTTCTCGGAACCACCAGGCGGATTAAGTTGAACAGTTGTGTTCTGATTTTTAGTTGCCAGCTCATACATTAATTGATGGATATTTTCAGGTTCTCCACCTTCTGCTTTACGAAGTTTTTCTTCTTCAATTTTCATAGCAGTTTCCTTTTCCATGTAATCAATTTGTTTTTCACTATATGGTGGTGCTTCATTTCCAAACCAAGGATCATGTTCTAGATACACAGGTGCAGGAACGCCAGTATAATCTTCCTTCGCAAATTCATCACCTTTACAATCTACAACATCTTCATCAATTGAACATTCAATTTTTTCTTCTTCAATTGGTTTGGAAATAATTTTATTAATAAATTTAGAGAATTTTTTAATCATGTTAAGACTAACTTCTTAGTATAGTTATATGAGTATTGTGCTCTGTTTCCTTTAATTCCCCACCCCAACCAATAGTAAGCATGGACCATATACTGGCTAACTGTTTGTCCATTTCCCTCAAATGAAGGAAGTACTTTTTGGAACTGTGGTTCATTAATCATGTACCGTGTTTGGCATTTCAAAGTACTGGGATCACAACCAAACTTTTTGGCAAAAGTTCCCAATCCACGATAGCGACCAATAGAGGTCCACTGAATTAGTCCATAACCACCACTATGGCAATTCTCATAAGTTACACGAGCACCGCCTTCACAAATGTTTGGAATGAAAAGACTCTCTTGTTTGATATTGCCCAGAATAGTTGCAAGGGCATTCTTATCTGTAATTCTTGTTTTTTCTTGAAGTTGATCCAGAACATACTGTTCTTCAGGTGAGCAGTCTGGACACTTCCATTTCAATTCCACTGTAGGAATTTTAACTGGCGGCGGAGCTGTAGCTAAAAATGACGTACCACTCGATGGAAGTGCTGTTGCTAATGCGGATGCCAGTAGGATGTTTCCTAGCATTTCAAATTTCATCCTGTTTGATAATGCTTCAAATATAGCACTGATCTAAGATCCTGTCAAGCCATCCAAATGCGATCTAAATCACAAAAACTTTTTTCTGGGAAATAGGTCCTAAACAAATGGGATGCTTCAATCAGTTGTCCGTCATTTGTCAATCTCTTACATTCTTTAAGAATTTGTTTTTTAAAACTATCTGATGGTCCATGAGAATCAGTCATCTTCTGCTCCTAAGTATTCTAGTGAGTAAATGTCGTGATCATCAATATCTGGATTTAACCACTCAGAGAATTCACTTTGGATAGCATGGGCGTCTTCGATGTTATCTAAAAGTTCAAATGTTTCTCTCTCAGCGAGAGTATGTATACGATCAATTGCCCAATCATGCGTCAATTGAAGTGTTTGTTCCAAAGTTACCATAGTCTTTACGCATGTAACGCCCAAGAATGTTGCTATTGTAGTATGCGGGCGTTCCGTCGTCAAGTGCCTCTGATAGAACGTTATTTAAAAACAACTGCTTGGTTTCTTCGTAGTTGCAGGTGCCTTTTGTTGTATGTAAACTTAAAATTTCTCTACTGAAGATCTCTTTGCCGTATAGTTTTAGATCTTCTTTTAATTCAGGACAGGATCCGTAATATTTTTTCCAGTCAGATTCCTGTTTTACTTTTCTTTTTTTTCCAGGTGGTTTTCGAAAAGACCAAAAATACTTTCGCCCAATGTATTGTCGTTGGTTGGACTTATTGGTAATGAGATAAACAAAACCAAAGTAGTCCCGAACATCATCACTAGTAAAAGGTCTCTCCAAATAGATCCAAGGATTTTCATAGTCTAATACATTATTTATATCAAAGCTCATATTACAAAGTCTTATGAGCTAGTATTTATCTTTAACGGGAACAAACCTATTCTATTCATGGATTTAAGTTCTGTCAAGCCCTTGATAAATACTCAATAAAGACTTATACTAATGGCGGTATATGTACATAATCTCACCATTAATTCTGGTGAGACTTTTAATCATCCACTTACAATTTTGAGTTCAGGTGGCGGGGATCTGGATATTACTGGGTATGCAGTAACATCGATGATAAGAAAACACCCCGAGTCCTCCACTATGACGGCAGAATTTGTCGTGGGTATAACGAGTGCCGCAAAGGGTGAAATCAACCTCTCTCTAGCATCCACAACAACCTCTGGCATTAAGCAGGGTAGATATGTTTATGATATATTGCTTACATCTGATGTGAATACAAAATCCATCGTGGTAGAAGGAACTGCTTTGGTTAGAACAGGAATCTCATCTTAATAAAAAATGGCAGTATATACTAATAACTTAATCGTTTATACAGGAACAAACTTCGAACAGACTTTTGTTCTGGAAGATGATTATGGTCCCTTTGATTTGTCTGGATACAGTACAATTGCAAAGTTTAAGAAGGCAGAAGGATCTTCTACAGCAACAAGTTTCACCTCATCTGTTACACAAGCAACTGGGGGAAGATTAAGAATTCAGTTGTCCCAAACAGAAACCTCAGCATTAAAGGCAGGAAGATATCTCTTTGACGTATTCATCTATAAAGATGATGTCAATACAAAAGTATTAGAAGGCGAAGTTATCGTTAAGAAATCAGTTACAAGATATTAAAAAAGGAGGGTTGCCCCTCCTGTGTGTTATATCAGTCTTTGGGCATCTTTGCACCAGATTTATGTCTGGTTGTGCCTGCGGAATCAACATAGGTTTCCTTTTCCCTTCTAGGGGTTACATAACCAACACCAGGAACTACACCAGTCTTACCAGCATCTCTGGCAGCATTTCTTGCTGCTGCTCTTTCTGCTGCTCTCTTACGATTTCTATCGTAAGAACTCATTGCTTCTTCTATAGCAGCAATCTCCTTCTCAGAGAATAGACCAGATGCCTCTAGTTCTTCTCTCTTCATCTTGGTCTTCATAGCAAGAGAAACACCACGCTTGTACTGTTTGTCTGCTTGATCATATTCACCGCGAGCAACATGGATGTCTTCCTTCTTCTTGACTGCTTCGCGCTTACGAGCAACCTTCTCAGCAGGATAGGGTTTCATACCCTCTTCAATTTCACCCTCTTCCTTCATATGGTCGGCAGCTTTATACATTGGAGTGCCGTCCTTCTTTTTCATGCCAGCCTTATAGTTTTTATAAGCCTGTGTATTTCCTTTCTTATCGGCATTGGTAACGGTGTAAGTCTCGCTCATGCGCTTCACAACCTTCTCTGCCTGGCGCTTAATGAATCCTTTGATTCCTTTCTTTGCCTTTTCCTTTGCCTTACCAGGAGCACTCTTAACGGCGTCTACTGCCTTAGAGGCGCTGTGCTGTGCCTTACGTCCTGCTCTTTTTGCTTCATCCTTAGCGATAGAACCAGCAATCTTAGCGCCTGCTACAGCACCAGCTGCCTTTTCTCTACCTCTCTTGATAGCAGAACCAACCTGCTTTCTAACGAGTCTTCTGGTAGCACCAACTCTTGATCCATCAGAGTATCTCTTTGCAGGTTCTTTGGTATCGTGACCAAAGGTAACCTTTGCTTCCTCAATATACTCCATTGCCGCCTCTTCGAGAACGACTTCTAATTCATCTTCTGTAAGGTCTTCTTCAGATAAACACTCTTCCCAGAGTTCCTCAACGGCAGACTCAACGGTCTCCGATAGTTCTTGAGGAATAAGTTGATATTCAGTAATATCACCCCATGCTTCCTGAAGTGCTCTAATATCCTTTGGTTGCATCGATCTGCCAAAATATTTTCTAAGTATATTTATAAAAAAAGAGGGTGCTAACCCTCCTTGTCCAAATCTTCAAATGCTTTATATCCATCATAATCACCAAAAAGGAAGGCATCCGATTTAGCTGCCTCCCTATATGCTTGATATGAATCAGAGACTAAATCCAGCGAAGGAATCTGCTTTGACGTCTTGTTTGATTCCTCCAACAATGTAGGACTCAACTTCTGTTTCTTG